ATTGATCGCAATATCAACGCTGTATCCAGTTGCTAACTCTATACCGGTGGAAGCACCACCGCCACCGGCGAAATTGTCAACGATCAGTTCTCCGTTAATCATGGCATCACCTCCGGCATAAAATCAAACAATGTTGGCTCGTCCACCTCATTTTCCGCCGCCTGCAGATATCCAACACCATCCCGGAAGTAATCCGGATTCAATTCACATCCCTTACCGTTCCGGTGCATCTTAACCGCCATCATTGGAACTGTCATAAGACCGCCGAACGGATCATAGACTGTATCTCCCTCATTACTGTATCTATTGATGATTCTTTCCACAATATCCAGCTGTAGCGGGCATACGTGCATCTGAGCGCGTCTGCGGCTCTGCGTGGTATTAAGGGTACGCATCCGGTTGATATCATCCCATACTTCCAGCTGATTCCATGATCCCGGAGCAACTACCATAAATGTTGCCGGGAGCTTCCCGTCCTTGTCCAGATCTTCCGCAAGTTTCACATGATCCTCATAGTTATATACATTGCCGCGGCTGTACTCTCTGTACACTGTCTGTAAGCTATCAACCGGAAAATCTTTGAGTTCTTCCTTGCTGATCAGTCGGTCTCCTGACGATCTCCAATAACCATGTGCATCAATCTGCCATTGCGCACGCGTGTATTCTTCTTTTGATTTTGATACTCTTTCATCCGCAAAGCCTTTTGACTGGTCTGTCTGTTGTTTCCTAAAGAGCAAGATGTATTCTGGACAGCCTACCCCCATCTTGGTTCCGTCTTTACAACAATCCGACCATCCCAATCTATAAGTCTGGTTGTTTTCCCTTACAACATCTGTTACCACCGTTATCATTCCGAAATAGAGAAATCCATGCTTTGTATAGTGTCTGATGCATTCTGCATGAAACGGTTCCATTGTAGGAAATCCTGTTCCTGTCACATTTCCAAATAACACACGGTCCTTGACATGGATTGCAGCCACGCGCCCCGGCTTTAACACTCGAAGCAGTTCCGGTGTGAGGAAGTCCATCTGTTCAAAGAACCGGTCCGTGTTCTGATTATGCCCGAAATCGTTATAATTGGCACTGTACTCGTAATGATTACCGAACGGAATGGATGTATGTATCAGATCAATGCTGTTCGTTTCCATTGCTCGAGTTTCCTCTACACAATCCCCATATACCGCTTCATAATGGTTTCCTCTTACTGTTCTTTCTTCTCTGCTACCTTCCACGCCCATCTTCCTTTCTAACCGCTGCGCCTTATTCTCCGAATTAAGACCATACTTTTTTACAATCTCGATCATTTTCGCGACCATGTGATTGTGATTCTTCCATTTTTCAAGCAATGCTTCCTTGATCTGCCGCTCGTTCTCCATGTAAATAATGTCGATCACAACCGGTTCTTTCTGTAAAAAGCGATAGCAACGATGCACCGCCTGAATAAAATCGTTAAATTCATAATCAATCCCCAGAAAGATCTCCCGGTGGCAATACCGTTGAAAATTGCATCCGGATCCGGATAATGATTTCTTTGTGGCAAATAACTTCGTCCGTCCATTTGAGAAATCAATTACCCGCTGTTCCCGCAAGTCATAATCCATAGATCCATATATGCCCACCACATCCGGCAACGCCTTTTTAATAGCGTGTCGTTCATTCTCCAGATCATGCCACAAAAGGAAATGATCCTCCGGTGATTCTTCCACTATCCGTTTCATTTCTGCCACACGGCGATCAATACTTTCTCTCTTGACCGTCGCCGCTTCTTTCAATCCCTCGGCTGCTTCCTGAAATAACTGAATCTGTCCGTCCTTATCCGCTGTATCGCCATAATGCACCGGCAATTCGTGCCATCTTACATCAAGTGGCGGCAGATCATATCCCTCATCGGAATATACTGGATTGAGATCTGAAGGTTTTGTGATAAAAAGCGCCCAACTGCTTACCCACATCCAAAACTCATCTTCCATGTTTGGGTACAACGTGAGGTTGTTCGCCTTAGTGCTGTCGCGTTGGAAGAATCTCGTCAACGCCTGCCCTGTATCCATCACTTCCAAATATCCGGCATAATGGATCAGCTCCTTATATTTGTTCGGCGATGGCGTAGCCGTGGCTACCAGCTTATATGGCACATTCTTGAATTTGTCCAAAAATGTCTGATAAGTCTTGCTGCCAAAACTTCTTAAAACGCTGGCTTCATCCAACGAAGTCGCTGCAAAGTAATCTGGCCGGATGTCCCCATCCCGGACACGCTCATAATTCGTCAGCACGATCTGGCTTGCACTCTGCTCCACTTCTTCCATTGTTCGACAATACTCCGGCTTTTCGTATCCAAGCACTTCCACTGCATCATGTGTAAACTCCTGCTTTACTCCAAGCGGCAACACAATCAATGCACGACCGCCGCTATATTCTGCTGCCAAGTGGCAGAACTCAATTTCCTGCACGGTCTTTCCAAGTCCGAAACTTTCAAACAATGCACGCCTGCCGCCTTTCAGCGCCCACACCACAGCATCCCTCTGGTGTGGTTTTAATACCTTGTTGACTTTTTTAGGATCCACAACGAATCCACTTTCTGTCGCAAGTTCAATCTTTGTTTCCAAAAAATCTTTATATGTCATTTTTCAAAAGGAACCCGATATATCGTTACCCCGGCCGGAGGTTCGGCTCCTTTCTATAGTTGTAGATTTATTTTTACTGTTGTATAATAATAGCAAGCTTTAATTTATAGGAGGTAATTATGTCTAGCTTTCAATGTCCGTTTTGCTCATCTTCTATGGCAATCTCTGATGATACATTATGTAAACGAAATGTAAGTTTCGAGTCCTTGGACGGATATGAGTATTCACGCGGTGTGCTGGAAAACACTTATTCAAACATAGAACTTAGTTTTTATAAATGTCCTAATTGCAATCGATATACTGTTTTTGCGAAAGGAGTGGGACCATCCGTTAAAGATATCAACACTATTCTTAAGCCCCAATCACTGGCAAAACAATTTCCAGATTACATACCAAAAGCAATTCGTCAAGATTATGAAGAGGCATGTTCCATCGTCAATTTAAGTCCAAAGGCATCTGCGACATTATCGCGACGTTGTCTCCAAGGAATGATTCGTGACTTTTGGGATATAAAAGAAACCAATCTTTCAAAAGCTATTGGAGAGCTTGAAAATAAAATACCAGCCACACAATGGCGTGTAATTGACGGTGTTCGTCGCATTGGTAATATCGGTGCCCACATGGAAAAGGATATTAACTTAATTGTTGATATAGATCCAGATGAGGCGCAAAAACTTATCAAACTTATAGAGCATCTTCTTGAACAATGGTATATCAGCCGTCATGAACAAGAGCTTCTCTATGCTGATATAATAGGCATTGATGAAACCAAACAATCAGCACGTAAGAAAACGGAGTAGGAAACTACTCTGTTTCTTTTGTGCACGGATCATTCTCAGCCAATAACACTCCTTCAAAACTCCAATATTGTTTTACCTCTCTGCACTTATCCTTCTCGTTTAATCCACTTCCCCTAAGTGATTTTGTCTCAATCACCTGAATAACTCTTGCGCCATCAGTTCCTCTTGGTCTTGCACCTGTTTCCATATTTGTAATCTCCTTCCTTTACATAAAATCTTCTAGGCTCATCTGCCCCTTGCAATTACCACCGATGGTTGTCGGATCCCATCCAACTCCAATGTAGTCCAGAACCTTCGCCCATCCGTAGTCGTTCCCGTCAGCATCCTTGCACATATGGAACATCAGATAATCCCACTCTTTCGGGTTGCTCTCATACAACAGATCGAACCTATGCGGTCGTTTCTCCATGTGGATTCCAAAGCCACACATACTACACCCGGTACGCTGTGCCTTGGTTGTGTACAATGTTCCATCTGGATTTTTCTCAATCGTTCCATAAATCTCCGGTATCAAAGAATCCGGCATCTGGAAGCACTCCGACATTCTTCCTGCCTTAAGGCCTGCGTCACGGTACTTTTCTTTTAAATCATGCTTCCAAAGATCGTCCATCTCCAAGGCAAGTTTTAAAATATCCTGCCTGCCAAATATGGCAAATGGCGCTGATCGGATGGTCGATGCCCCAAAATAATTACAACCATTCATTCGCAGGCTCTTGGCACGTCTGCCGCCCTCGGATGCCATCAAACCTAAATACGGTACGCTGTTATGTTCCTTGCCCCAATCATCACAATTCTTTTCCTTGAGATAATAACAACACTTGGAAGATACGAGAAAGTCCGGCTTCTGAAAGTCGCACCCCTCATTTTCATTCTCATATCCACCAAACAGCTTCAGCCATCTTTGATTAAGCTGCATCTTTGAATTCTTCTGCCAGCCACCGTATTCCCCGGTTTCTCCCGTTATGATCGCATGTCTGACTGTCTTGTTCTTCTCGGTCGGATTCTGCAGCAACTCAATTTTCCCGGCAATCTCCTTGGATATGACCGGGAACCCGAATTCCTGTACAACTTTCGGCTTCGTCCATCGTGTACCATCCTCTCGCAGGAGCGGCGGCACATTTATAATACCGATCGCTTTATGTACCCTCTGGATGCTCTGATCCTCCAAAGTGGATGCCGATACCCACGGAGCATCAATTCCACACACCTCATGGAGGAATATATATAAAATGATGCTGTCCAGACCGCCTACCGACACATGGCAATTTAGCCCTCTGCGGTCACATTCTGATCTGAACTCTTCCGCTCTGATCTGCGCATATTTGCGTTTGAAAGCATAATCCTGCTTTTCTTTCTGCATGAACGAAGCAATCTTTTCCTTTGTTCCAAGACGTTCCATTCTTTCCTGTACTGATTCCATTTCTTCACGGAGTAAAGAGCTCTTTAACGCTGGCCAGCAAACCTCTCTCTCCTTTCGATTATTTACGTAACATTTTCACTAACGTTCCGATTGCAAATGCGATTGCCACAATGTACTGTGGATCTTTTAAAACAATTTCCATTATTATCGCCTCCTTTCTGGGGCAATAATAATATGTCAGATCACTCTAAAATTTTATTTTCGATATAGATTAGTCTCTCGCGCACAACTCATAAAACCTGCATCAATCAGTCTTCCCATTTCTTCCTCCTGTCCGCATTAAAATACAATCTCCGACATAAAAAATTGCAAACATCAAATATGACGCATCATCAATTTCAACTCCATTTTCCCAAGCTAAAAACAGAACTATGAACCATATCGCACTCATTCTTCATCACTCCAATCTAATTTCTGACCACAATGTTTGCAATATGGCATGTTCCATGCTATCAGACTCCTAATAACATTCATTTCTCCAAAAAAGTGCTTACAGTTAGGGCAAGATGCCTGTCCATTAAAGATTTCTATTTTCTTTGCCGTCTGCTTCTCTCTGGATTTCAGAATGCTGTCAAGTGTAAATCCCTGCTTTATGCATTCATCCTCAAACTTCATATAATTTTCCATATCATCTGGTGTTATATTACGTTCAACCATAGCTTTGCAGATTTCCAATGATTTACGGCATTCTTCCGGTGTACCGATTGTGCGGTACTCTTCCACTTCTGCTTCCAGTTCCTCGATGTATTCATCTTTGTGGTCGCAGTTGTGGCAGATCTGTGTAGAGGTGTTTGCAAATTCGTTTTTAATATTAGGGTTGATTTCTGATGTGTGCCAGCGCTGCACCTCTTCCAGTGCCTTTATCGCCATTTCCAGATCTTCCATTCCGCATTCCCCGGCTACATGCTCCGCCGTATGCATCCGGTACTTGATTTTTTCGATTGCTTCATTCTCTGTCATGGCTACTCCTTTCTTACTGGCAGTCTGCCTGTATGAAAATATTCGTCATAAGCGTCAACCGTACAGCGTATTTCAGCCATAGCTATATCAACTGTTACATCTTTTCTATCCAATGCTCTTTCTGCATAATTTTTAATTCTCATCATTAAAGCCTGTGATATTACTATATTTGTGTTGTTACTCATTCCTACACCTCCAACAACTCCGGGTTGTCAATCATGTTGCCGATCACTTCAAAATTCTCTGAATCAAAATCATCCAGTTCCTCATAGTCATCACAGCCCGGCTCATTCGTGCACCATCCGTTTTTATGCCACACGACACGCTTTCTCGTCTCATCTTCTGGAAACTCAACGTCGATATGCCCTGAGAGAATATCATTCTCAAAAATCAGCTTGCCGTTCTTGTCCTTAAGTCCGGTGCACTGGCAGATAGTGGATGGGTCTATCCTTTTTGAAAAATCCTTATACTCACTAGGATATATCCCTATAATTTCAATTTGTTCTCCCGTCTCAATATGCTGATGTTTATCAACAATCAGACTCCCAACAATCCATTCGCCGTTATCAATCCGCTTTCCACGGAATAAAAATCTATTCTCCATCGTTTATATCCTTATGTATTTATTCTGGTTCAGCCAATACCATTTACACGCCTTGCCACCATTAACAGATACCATAGGCTTCCCGCTATTATTTGCATTTGCGCATGTGACACCATTCGAACCACAATACAGACAGTTGGAACATCTTTCTTCAATTTGCTTTTCTTCCAGAACTCTGATATATCCCATTATTTTTCCTCCATTTCTTTCAACTTGGCTTCTGCTTCCTCTTGTGATAAAAACCAGGTTTCCTTGTACATTTTTTCTGACAGGATTCGGTCTGTACCATATTCCCGATCTTTGTCACACTCCATGTACCATCCTTTTTCTGTAAAAGTAATAAAGGCTACTTTCTGATGATAAATTTTATTGTTCTCCGGGTGCAGACTTAAAATATTTAATTCATAATTGACTTTGCTAGGAATTAAATATACATCTGAGCCAATTCCACACGGCAACCGCAGAAGTAATCCCTGCTCCTCGGCATCCTCGTAGTCTTTGAGTTTCCGATATACGGCATCTATTTCCTCGCAATCCGGTTCACATGCCCTTTCCCACAGTTCATCATCAATCCATAATGGATTCCTTTCTGTTAATCTCTCCATGCTATCCCTCCTAATCTGCCAATATCGGCAAAGCAAACGCCCACAGGCACCATGCCGATCCCGTCATCTTGATTCCGGCTATAACCGCAATGCTAACGGCAATCCACTTCACGGCTTTTTCAAAACTCAATTTTCTGTTCTTGCGCTTTTCCCGGCATATATCGTAGCTCGGGCACTCCATGCAGCAATATGTTTTTCCAAGTTTGCATTCTTTTTCGCAATCCATTATTTTTCCTCACTTTCCCGGTACGGCTCTGGCAGTGGCATCCAGGCTATTATCTCGACATCGGTATCGACCATATCAACATCACATCTGCCGTATTCTGCAAGATAATCAGTGCAAGTCGTTGACCACCAGTACCATGCGTCCGAGTAATGCACCCCTGTTGCCGTAAACGGTACATCTTTGATGTTCGCGTAATAAGATTCCGGATTATGATTCACATATGTAATGTTGACCGGGACGCAATCTTCCGGCAACCTCTCGCTTACCGGAATCCACCGCCCAAACTCCGGCTTTCTCGCTACTGTTCTCATACATTCAACCATGTTCCCACTCCTTTCCGCACCGTAGCTGATACGGTGTCTCTCTGAATCTCTTAAGCGCGTCGCCGCTCACATGCTTGCTTGGGCGTGTCATCTTCTCGCTGATTTCCGCCACGCGCCTGCGGCGCTCCTTACTGTCTCTATGCATTTACCTCGCCCCCTCCCGATCGTAACGGGCACCACCTTGGCGACGTTTTAACCACCGCCAGAACCTCTCGCTCCGCTTCCTTGCAAATCCGCATGGGATCAAACCGCTCCCGCTGGATCTGACCGCAATGTTCGCACTCCGCGCAGATATGTACCGGCTCATAGCCGTCATTTTCTGTAACGTACCGGAGACCGTTTTTATTCACGTAATACGCCAGTCCACTGTATTCACATGCTCCGTTCATTGCCGGATATATGATCTCGTTGTAAATCTGGATGATCGTCTTTCCTGCTTCAAGCGCTGCCACGATATCCTCTCGGTGCGGGTCATACATGCTCGTTCTTTTTCTTCTCTCCATTTCATCCTCCCTGTGGTGTCGAATTAAGCAACTCCGCTTCCAACGCATCGTAATCGTAGTCCCGTTGGCTGAAATTATTGAACTTATTCCCACTGGTATTCTTGGGTTTGGGGGCTGTGCCTGCCCGCGCCCAGTTCCTAACTGCAGCCTTCCAGTCTCTCATTTTGTTTTTACCAACCATCCACCCGTTAGAAGTGTAATAGTCAAGAAATCTCTCCACATCAAAGCCGCTATATCCCTTTTCTGCACAATACTCTGCTACGTTCTGACGAGTGGGCGGGGAAAAGCGCATGCTTTTCTCTTTACTCTCTTTTTCAATAACAGGTACAGTATCAGTAACAGGAACAGTATCAGGGTTATTTTGCTTTTCAGAAAAACCATTTGCTTTTTTTGCTTTTGTTTGGTTTTCATCATAAGCATTTGCTTTAGGTCTGCCGCCAAGTTTACCGGCTTCCCTGCGCTTCTCAACCTTTTCCATGTACGCCGCATTGTCCCGATCCATTCGCTCGCGGATAAAACTAAATGCCATATCTGCCGCCGCATCAAGTTCCGGTACAGATTCGCCCGCCGCATAGCACAGAATCGCGGTAAATAGTTCTCCGCGCTGATCCATGCTCATTTTCTGTATGTGCCGCAGATACTCCGTATACAGGACAAAACTGCTTTTTCCGTCTGCCAAGCCATCACCCCGTTTCTAAGTCCTTAAGCAGATCTTTCAGCGTCATTTTCGCCTGTTCCGCGGTAAGTTCCGTGATCGTCACTTCAATCCTCGGATTCTCCTTATCCACAAACGTATCGAAATAGAAGTGCGGGATGCATCTCTGGTTGTCGTCCTTGATAACCCATGCCTTTTTCAAGCTGTCCTGCACAAACTTGGCCGCGCAGGACAAAATATTGTCGTTATCCCGGCGCCGATCTTTCTCGAAAAACCGGTAATAGATCAGTACAGGTGCCGCAATAGTGCCAATACCCGGAAGCTGCCGCCGGATCTGCCAGATGATTCCGTCCTCATTCTTCTGCTTCATGTGTCCGCCCTTGTGTGGATTCGTCCGGTTGGCGGGGGGGTGTTTATTCAAACCATCCCGCCGCCCCCGGGTCGTGAACTTATACTCCATCCGCACCACCCATCCGCATCTGTGCATTACAATCATTGATCTGATCCACCAGGTACGCCGGAAGCGTATAGCAGTCAACAAATTCATGGGCATCCGCGAGATCCTTTCTCTTCAATGCCTTGTAACTCTTCATCCTGCCCTCATCATCGTAGATTCCAAATTCCCGGCGAAGCTGGTTGTAAATATCCCGATACACTCTCTGCCGGATCATACTGTCCAGATATGCTTCCGTTTTCTTGCCGCCGAGAAGTTCCGCACCTCTGCGTCTGATATGTGCCGACAATTCATCCGATTCTGCACCGAACAGCGGCATATCGTTCTCAATGTGGTCGAGTCTTACGTTCATGCCCGTCACCCGTTTATCTACAGCAATGACAGCTGCCAGTTCTGGCGAAATCCCTCTGTACGGGTCCAGCGCCTCTTCCATTTCATGGAAACGATTGATATACTTCGCCGTGAATTCCGTTCCCTTAACCCCAGTCAGCTTGTGTGCAATGAACTCGCAGCCTTTCTTCGTAACCAGATAGCACGGCTGTTCTTTATTCTGGCTGTTCCGGTATGTACTCTCTGTGAAAAAATCGGACTGTCCAATTTTGGCTTGTCCTAACTGCTCCGTATAATTTCTGATATCTCTCAATAATTTTGAATGGTCTTTTCCTACCATATCTGCAACTTCCAATGAAGTAATCGTTCTCTGCTCTAAATTCAATTTTCTTCCCCTTTCCCCTCCGGGACGACCCCGGAGGTATCATCATGGCTTCGACAGTTCGTGATATAATAAGTCTCCGCATGATCGGTTTCTTTCGCCCGCAGGCGGGTGTTTCAACCCTATAACCAGCTCCGCCCGAATATCCGCCGGAACTCTTCTCTGCTTCCGTAATGGCTTTCAAAATATTCCTGTGCCATCTGCTTAAGCTTCAGATCCATTTCAGCGGCATTCTTCCCCGCCTGCGTTCCATTCGGATGCAGATCCGGACGAAGCGGTATGACAAATCCATACTTCTCGCTATTCTTCCGGTTCGGATTACCCGGGAAAATATGATGGCGTTCAACCGGCGCCGCGCCGGTAAAATAGCAATGTTCCATATCATCCGTAAATACGCTCCATAATCGCTTCATATTCCCCACCGCTCTTTCATTTCCTGTAGTTCTGCTGGCGTAATGGTATCTATTCCAAGTTCCTTTGCACCCGCTACCGTTCCGTCAATCAGAACCGACATTTCTTTCGTGTCATAGGTATGACTCCCGCGATAGATTTTATATACAGTCAGTTTTCCGTCATACCGAACCGGCATTGCATGGATCGTTTCCTGTTCCCACATATATTCTTCTGGTGCGTTTGACTGATAGTAGAAAATATTTCCATCTGGAAGATATTCGGGCTGTCCATATTTACAGATCAGAACATTTTTAGCTTTTGCCTTTGAAATCGTGAGTACGTCAGCAATTTTTCCAACCAACACATGAAAGTAAGCATTTGCATCAAGGCTCCGTTTCTGCGTATATCTGACAGCTTTTATTTTTAGCTTGTCCTGATTCTGTAAATTTTCAATTTGACCGGCTGCCGAAGCGTCAACCTCAAACGTGAGGATGATGCCTCGTCCATCAAATGTCCGGCTTGCACCAGTTAGCTTTCCGGTAGTCTCCATCAGGCATCAGCTTCTTTCTTTTTCTTATACCAGGTCTCTACCTGTTCGATCAGCTTGTTTGCCAGCTCCGTAGAAATATCAGATGTACCGGAAAAATTGTACATTTTCTTAAGTCGGTTCATGATATCTACTGTCTTTGCGTTCTCACACATTTCAGCATAGGCATCCACAAATTCATTGATTTTATGTAACTGCTCTGCTGTCGCCGGTGTAAACTGCGGTGCTGGCGCAACTGGTTCCGGTGTCTCGCCGTCCGGGTCTTTCATCTCTTCTGTCGGGATACAGAACACCTGAAAGCATGCATATTTAAATGCGATCGCCATTGCCTTGTTGGTTGCTTTGTCTCCACTGTCCATGCCCTCGCCAACTGTGATTGCTTCAATAGACGAGCCGTCCTCTGCATAGAACGTATATTTTATCCGGCAGATGGAATAGATCAGAACCGCACCCTTATTTGTGGTTCGCTCCTGTCTCTGCTGTTCCAATACTTCCGGAACGATAAACACATGATTTTTTACCAGTGCCGGGTTAATGGCATTCATAACAGCATCGATACCGCGGTACTTAAATCCCTGTTGCTTATTCACGGCATCCTTGCCAACTGCCCCGATTTCTTCCATACACTTGGAAATGGCTTCGTAAATGTTCATTTTCTTTGCTGTCTCCGCCATTATTTCCGGTCACCCTCCTCGTTGTATGCCAATGCTTTTTTTTGTAAATTTTCCAATAACTTCGGAATATTCATTCTGTTAATAGTGTCAACAGCAAGCTGGTCCTTTAACGTCTGCTCCAACGTCTTAATGACTGTATTTTCAGCATCCGCCTGCGCTTTCTTGACCATTTCACTAACCTGAGCAGATAATGTTTTATTGAGGTACTCTCTGATACATTTCTCAGAGATAGAATATTTTTTATCCGAATCGTGTCTTGCGACAGAATAATCGCTGTCATAAATCTTTCTTGTGAGATATTCTTCATATCGCTGCCCTACAAATTCACTGATTGGTACAAAATTGACCTCATCACTCCACGAAGATTTTTTTACCGGTATCTTAATCTTTTCAATCCGGCTTTCTGTAACGGTCGCTACAAAATCATCCACTCTTTCCTCAATGATTTTCACTGCCTCTTCTAATTTCTCGGCAATTTCTACGTCCAGTTTCTTTACGATACCGTCCACAGACTTTCCTAAAAGTTCATCCTTGACACCACGAATAACCTGCTCTTTAATTTCCTCGTCAATGGTATACTCTTCATCGTTTAACCAGTCTAACTCTACCTCTATATTAAATTTTGCCATCTCTTTCTCTCCTCCCTCTTATCTGGTTCTTTTAAAGTCGATATCGTTTTCTCTCATAAACGATTCCAACTGTACAATCTGGAACGGGTCGGCAACCACTTCATATCTAATCGCATCAGTGTGAATTTCCGGCTCAATAAATTTCTCTTCTGTCGGTTTCTCCGGCGCAACCGTTTCTTCCTGCACTGGAACATCTGCTTTCTGTTCAGTCTCTGCCGCCCTGCGTGCCTCCTCTTCTGCCTTTCTCTGCTCTTCCTCTGCCTGTCTCCGCAGAATTTCTTCCTTCTGCTTCTGGTACTGGTTCATGGCTGTAATGGCATCTGACAGTTCCAACGTTGCCCTGTACTTCGCCAAACCCTTATCCTCAAACTCCGATTCCATCGCCCGGATAGTGTCCAGATCTTTCTCTACGTGCTCCACATGTGCTGTGATGGCTTCTATGATGGCTTTCTGCGTAGTCGTGGAATTCTCCCATCTGCTGTCATAGATGCGATCCAGCGGCAGATACTCCATCACGGTTCCATGCTCCGCCATAATCCCGGTATAGATTTCACAGATCATCGCTTTCTTTGCTTCCACGCGCCTACGCTCAAACTCCTCGATCTGCCCACTGATAAAGTCGATCGGTTCATCGATCAGCTTGTCCAGTTCCTTGACCTGCGCTTCAAAATTGGTATACGGCGCCATAAAAGTTTTCTTGATCTCGATTCGCCTGTCGTTCATGGCCTTTTTCAGCTTACGCAGGCTTGCCACCGTCCTTTTTGCTTCCGGCTGGGATTCTGCGGTAAACACCATCCCCTTGTACTCCTCCAGTCCTGCCGCAAGGGCTACCTTGATCTCTTCAAAGTTTGTCTCGATACTTCCGTCTTTCTGCTCTACTAATAAGTTAATTTCCTGCATTTTCTATCTCCTTTTCTTCTCTAAACCGCTCATCGCGGTCGTATATTGCTGCCAGTTTCTTTCTATGCCGCTGTGCCCGTGCCTGCTCCGCTTCGTATTCGTCCCAGTCCGGCGCATCCGGCGCGATCTCAATCATCGATATACTCCCACTCTCCTTTGTCGCCATTGTCACTGATCTTAAGTCTCACTGCTGTCTCTGGCGAAACAGCCAGCACCCCGCTAATGCTCCCGTCATCCGTAACGGTAATAGTGGCAATTCCCGCAACGCCGACCCCTTCCAGTGTTTCCGGCAATTCCCGCAACACATCCACGAGATTGCACATGTCCTTGTTACATAACCTTGCTTTCATTCAAAAAATCCTCCACTTCCAGCTGCGTCCAATCCGTTGCCCGGATCATCCACTCCATCTTCTCTTCGCGCTCCCGCCGCTCTGTTTCACCGGTAACGCAGTCATCACACATGCCGTTCTGACCCTCTCCCGGGTCCATTGGATGACCGCAGCGCTTACATTCTCTGAAAATCATAAAATCACACTTTCAAAAACTGCTCTTTTGTGTTACAATAAACGCAGAAATACTTATGTATTCCTACGGTAAATAGCACCTGTACTCGCCAAAGCTATCAAGGTGCTATTTTTTTGTCCAAATCGATAAACTCCACATCCGCATCCAGCCTGTCCCGTCTGTGGATAAAGTAAAAACATGCTTTCCGCCGTTCGGCTCTGCTCAGCTCCACCGACATGATCGCCAAGCCCGCCAATGATACCAACGCGCCTAACGCAATCACGGCAATGAGGTAGTAATAATAAATGCCGTCTGCATCACACATTCCACCGAAAAACATTATGCCGACTCCGACCGCCGTAACGATCTTACCTATTCTTTTCAACGTTCTCACCTCCCCGATCCCGTTGTTCTGAAACTCCATTTTCTACATATCTACAACACCCTGCCAGACATAACCGGTATCTTCCCATAACTTCTTAGGTGATACATATACATTTCTTCGATTTTCAGAACAGGTTCCATGTCCTATCGGCAGCCATCCCTCGATAATCCCGTTTCTTACCCAGGATTCTGATTTTCCATATATCTTCGCAACCAGCGATGTCGGTATTTTTTTATTGGAAAATTCTGGAACAGCTGCAATTCCTACAATTAACCGTGCAATTTTCTCCAATTGGTCATTTGTTACTTTCATTTCCTGCAATTCTTCTGGCAATGATCTCCCTCCTTTCTGTTTGCTGTCCAGATTATTGGACAGATGATGTGATAGCCTTTATTTATTGCTTGGCTCCTTTGTGGTTGATTTTAGTTCAACCTCTTTTGCAAAAAAAATTTCATCGCGCTTCTTATTTGTTAGCCTTAAGATTTTCTGTAGCGCCGAAATTTCTGATGCTTTAAACTCCGTTTCATTATTGAGCTTTTTATAAAACCCTTCTCTGGTGATGCCAATCTTCTTTGCTATAGCGGTGATGGTCATTCCAGAATCTGTAATCTCATCGCTCAACATCTTGCTATCTGTCAAATTTTCACCTCCTTATGGTTGGCTGTTATTCAACCTGTAATCATATTACATCATGGTTGATTGTCTGTCAACTATTTTTTATAAAAATGTTGAATAAAATTCATTTCTATGTTATTATCCATATTAGAAAGGTTGGTGAGCAATATGACAACGCAAGAAAGTATGGGACTGAAAATTAAAAGTTTGCGCGAAGAGAAAAAATTATCTCAATCAGACCTTGCCACGCTCGTAGGATATAAGGATAAAACTGCTATTGCTAAGGTAGAGGCAGGAAAAGTTGATCTTCCCCAAAGTAAAATATCTGCATTTGCCAAAGCATTAAATACATCTATATCTTATTTGTTTTCCGACGAAGTTGAGGAAGCTCCCACAACAATTGCCGCTCACTTTAATGGTGATGAGTATACAGAGGATGAACTTGGCGAAATAAAGGCATTCGCTGAATTTGTCAAGTCAAAAAGGGGATAAATGTCCAAAAAATTGGACACATGCAAGAATATACTAGAACTGGAGGTGGTTTTTATGAATACATATGAAGAATTGCAAGAGGAAGCCTGCAATGATGGTATCGAAATTATAGATAATTACGCATTCAAAAGCGAACGGATCAGTGGCTTATATTGTGACAGCACCATTGCCTTAAGCAAAAATTTAAAAAGAACCACTGAAAAGAAATGTGTTCTTGCCGAAGAACTCGGACACCACTACACCGCAACCGGCAACATACTCGATCAGTCCACCGTAGAAAACCGCAAACAGGAAATGCGCGGCAGGATCGTAGCCTATAATAAGCTGGTCGGCTTGCGCGGCATCGTGGATGCCTACTTACACCACTGTCAGAGCATATCAGAATCAGCAGAGTACCTTGAGGTAACCGAAGAGTTTTTAATTGATAGCCTTAATTACTACAGAAATAAGTATGGTGTATACACGAAACTGGATAATTATGTTATCGTCTTTGAACCGAATATTGCGGTGTTAGAATTAGTATGATGGGGGGTTAATCTATGAAAAGAACTAATTTGCGTGAATTTATTATATCTATTATGATAATATTATGGACTGTAATTTGTGGTATTAAAGTATACGAGAATTACAGCCACTATACTTTGCTTGACTGGCTAATTATTATAATTGTTATCTTGATTCCTTATGTAATTGCATGGCTGTTAATGAGGAAAAAGTGTAAAAAGCAATCACAGGAAACTGCCACCTTTGCGCCAAATACTCCTTATACTGCATCCAATACTTCAACTACTCAAATCAACATTGCACAAAAGCTGGCAAACAACTCTATAAATCAGCTAAATGAAACACTTTCATCCGGCAGTGCAATAAAAGTAAATGTTCAAAATACTAATATCACTTATCCAGAGGAAGTATTACGCTCGATGCGCACAGCCTACTCCCCTATGCAAGCCCAGGAGGACGTTAGGATATTAAACGATTGTATAAATTTATTGCTCACTACTACCAACCTTGATACATTCTTTTCCAGATATGAATTGGCACTTCAGAAAATCATGACACTCGAACAGGCAAAAGCCGCTGGCATTTTAATGAATTTGCCTATTACATCAGATTATGTAATGTCATTAAAGGGACGTGCTGACGAAGTCTTGCAATCTACCTATGACAAGGAATTAAAGGAAATTGATAAATTAAAGACAGCCGATGGAAAGAAAAACAGAATTGATAAATTTATTCTTCACTTATCTGAGTACTATGATGAATTTGAATTTTCCAGCACCTATAGCAATATTATGAATTCTTTAAACTTATACAAAAAAAGCCTCTAAAATAATATATGCATTTAAAAGGATGTGATACACATGAGTTTAATACTTGGATATGCAAACAAGAACAATGCCATTATTATGAGTGATGGGCGTGCTGGTGAAAATGGAAGTCTTTCAGAATTTTATAATAAGACCAGAAAAATAAATGACAATATCATAATTGGTTTTGCTGGATTTGCAGAACCAATAGAATGCTTTCTTAGTCATGTTGTAGCACAAATGGGCGAAGAAATAACTCAATATTACATAAATGATTTTTGTGAACTTATGACATTTCTTATGAATGATAAAGAAACACAATCACATTTACAATCATCTTTTATTATTTTAGGTCGGGACAATAAAAACAAAATGTATAGTTCAATCATTGGCAATAATACACATTACATTTTGAAATCAAATCAAGTAACAACTTCACCAAGGATTAGTTCCATCGGTGGAACCATAGACAGCGCAATCATAGAAAATGCTTATCGTAATAATATATCAAAGACATCTATTCCTATCGTTAATTGTATGATTACTACTATACATGACATTGCCAAATTAGATCCCTCCGTTAATAGTAATCACTTTTATGTAGCAATATAGTGACACATAAAAACCGCCCCACCATTAAGCGGAGCGGCAATGCAATTGCTCTGGATGAACAATCGCCCTAGACAAGCATATTGTATCATTCGGAGCAGCCAAACGCAAGCGGAACAGAAGTTCTATGCTGGCTGTTATTTTTATACCCATTTTTAAGGAGGATGATACTATGAAATTGCCAAATGGCTATGGCTCCATCACAAAATTAACCGGTAACCGCAGAAAGCCTTGGATGGCTCGAGTTACCTGTGATGAAACCTATGACGAAATGAAACATGATTATGTTCGCAAACGTATTGTACTTGGATATTATCCAACTAAAAAAGCTGCACTCGAAGCATTGTCTATATACAACGAAAGCCCATTCAAACCGGAAGATGTAAACATTACCTTTTCTCAGATTTATGAAAAATATAAAAAAAGCGCCGCCTACGCAAAGCTCAAAAGTTCAGCACTTACCAGCCGGCAAACTGCTTATAAATACTGTGCCCCGCTTTATGATATTAAGATTCGTGATCTTAATAAAGATATGCTGCAGAATGTCATTGATTCGATCCAGCTCGGCAGTTCTTCCAAAAAAAACGTACTCACCGTCATGCGCATTGTGGTTGATTATGCTTATGATCATAATCTTATTAACAAAAAATATACGGATGGCATCAACATCGAATACAGCGATCCTGTTATCGACCGTATTCCATTTACCGAGCAGGAAATCGCAACTCTGTGGTCCATGTCTGACGATTGGGATGTAAAAGTCCTGCTGATACTTCTTTACTCCGGTATGCGTGTAAACGAATTACTTAAAAACTACCGGGATAATGTAAATTTGGAAGACCACTGGATTTATGTTCCCGCCGAATTGGCCAAGAATAAAGAAAGCTGCCGCTATGTGCCTATTCATAACAAGGTTTATGATCTGGTTAAATGGTTCGTAGATAACTCCGCTTCTTATGGACATGACAAACTTATGCTGAACCCTAACGGCTCTGTGATTATGTATAATAATTTTGTATCGCGCAATCTGCCGCGCATTAACAAATTTATGAGTGTTGAGCATAAATTCCATGATACACGGCACACGTTTGCTTCAAAAGGAACCTCTGCTGGCATACCAGAGTTGTATATGCAGAAAATCATGGGACACACTCCAAGAAGTATTCTTTATAACACTTACACTCATATTACGATACCGGAGCTACTAGAATGGATTAACCAGATCCCCTGA